TGGGTTAGCATTGTTAGGACCATTGTTACCTTTATTACCTTGGATTCTAGGTGGTCTTCTTATTGGTGCGGTTGCATGGTGGATATCAAAGAAATTATTTGGGGGCGAAAAGTATGGTGCTCAACAAATTGGTGATGAGAGACGTGAGAATCTACAAAGACTTAGAGATGCTAAAATAGCTACAGCAACAGAGGAGAAACTAGAGCTTTTTGATGAAGATAATAGAATTGTTAGGGCTCCTATGTATGGTGAAAATTCCATCACTGGACGTGAAGCTCAGGAAGGGGAACAGGCAAATGCTATGCACAAACTCAATCTTCTTGATCCTCAACATCAAGCTTGGTATGTTAGAAACTATAGTCAAGAAGATTTAGATGCAAAACTTGCTGCTCATGCTTCATATAGAGAGACTAAAGCTGCTCTTATTAGTACAAAGACGGAGATGGATGCGGAGTTAAAAGAAGAAAAGGCAAAATGGAGGGAAGAATGGAATGCAAAACTGGCGGAGAAAGGTTACTCAGGACTGAGCCCTGGTCTGTTGGCTGATAAAGAACATAAAGAAATTGCAAAGGAGGCAAAGGCAGAATGGAAAAAGAAAGAAGAAGAGATAAGAAGGAAGTATGGTGAAAAGGGAGCACAAATAGGAGATAAGGCTGAACAGTCTCTAGGTATTACTGGAGGAGATGGACAAGAATCATCTGATGTATCTACATCTACTAATGTATCTACAACAGCAAATATTGATAATAATCAAACAACATCTACTGATATGTCCAAGCTTGAACCTAATAAGAAGAATCAAAATGTAGTAATATCTGGTGGAGGTAATACTGGTGGTGGAGGTAATACTGGCGGAGGAGGTGGAAGTGATTCTCAATCATCTAGTGTTCCTAGTTTCTCTTCTACAGACGTGCAGAATAGTCAAATTATATCTACTCAAGCTCAGTATAATAAAGTGACGGTGGATTAAGATATGTGGGCAGCATTAGGAAAAGCAGCAGTTGGGATGGCCAAGAAGAAGGTCAAGAAGAAAGGCGCAGAGATGGCGAAGAATATTGTTAATAAAAAAGAGAAAGATAACTCTAGTGCTATAGTAGTACGAGAAAAATCTGCTTCTATTGTACAATCACCTGGAGGAGCTCTTGTTAATCAAGATCAAGATTCTTCTATTCAGAAACCTAAGAGTGGTTCATCCCCTTTAGATAGAATTGATAGTGCTCTCTTAGATATTATGAATACTCTTAAGAGTAGAAGGAAGTTGATGTTAGCTCAGTCTAGAAAAGATAGAGTTCAATCTAATAAAGAAAAGAAAGCTAAGAGAGAAGGTCTTCTTGAAAAGATGAAGGCTGGTGGTAAGAAGATGTTAGGTACTGTTAAAGCAGCAGCAACTGGGTGGTGGGAAAGACTGCAAAGATTTTTGTTGATGACTCTGCTTGGGGGATTAGTTCTTGCTATTAAGAACAACTGGGAATCAATTCAAGAAAAGATTGAGAAGGTTGTCAAGTTTGTTCAAGACTTCTGGAAGTTTATGGAACCAGTAGTATCACCTTTAATTCAAGGGTTGAGTTGGGTAGTTAAACAATGGACTGAGATGGGTTCCGAGTTGATGAAGTCGAGTAAGGATAATAAAGAGATAGGGAAAGAAACTGATCAGTTATCAGAAGATTTGAAAGCCTTAGAAAAAACTAAGAAGGATGTTGATGGAAATTTTAAAGAGGCAGAGCAAGGTGTTAAAGATAAAAGAAACCAAAAATTTGATGACTTAGCAAAGGAAACTGGTTTAGATAGTGGAGTTTCTCCTGATAATGAGGAACAACCTGAAACAAGTAGAGAACAGGTAGAGCAAGAAGTAGAAAACAAAATAGATGATAGTGGTATACAATCTAAACTGGATGGATTTAAAGGCAAGATAGAAGAAGTAAATGTTCAACCAGTACAAGTAGATACTTCTAAGATGAAGAAGTATGAAACTGGAGCATCTCCAGTTCCAGAAACTGGACCAGCTATAGTTCATAAAGGTGAGGTTATTATTCCTGCTCCTGTAGTTAAACAGGTTGGTGGTCCTATGAAGATAGAAAATATTCTAAACATGATGCAGTCATCCACTACAAATATAAAACAAAATCCTCTTAGTGTTATAAGTATGATGGAGGGAATGTCTAAAAAGATTGCTCCTATGGGAGAGCAGTTGCCTGGAATTATAAATGAAAAGATTGTGGAATCTGAATTTGAAAATTTATCTACTAAAATAATAGAGAAGATGGAAAAGACTTCTTCTATTTTTAATGATCAAGAAATAGTAGAGAAAACTTTTTCTAATAAAACTATTGCAGAAGGAATGAAAAATGTTATTAATACTATTAATGAACAAACTGATTATGAAAATCCTTCATCAAATACTATTATAGTTCCTTTACCTGCACCTCCTCAACCTTCTTCAGGTGGTGGATCTGGAGGAGAAACTAAGGTAATTACTGTACAAGGAAATACCTTAAATAGATATATGGAAACGCTTATTCAAGGAGCTCTGTATTAAATACTATAATGTCACAAAGTAAACAATCCACCAGAACAGGAAACATAAGAGAGTTTAAAATCTTTGAGGCCAAACAAGGAGGTAAATTTGTTGCTGCTGCTATTGTAGATATAAAATACTATGAAAATATATTATCTAATACTACATCTTTAAATGTAATTGTTGCTGAGACTGGAGTGAGTGATAGTTCAATAGGTAATAAAGGTATGTTAGATGGACTTCCTATTAGGGGAGGTAATAAAGCTCATATTGTTATTGAGGATCATGATGGCGAAACATTAACTTTTAAAGGAGAGAGTGGATTATATGTGAATAGAATAAGGAATGTTATTCCTGGTACTCAAAAGGATGTTTATTCTTTAGACTTTGCTCCTAGAGAATTGTTTGCTAACGAGCAATGTAGAGTAGTTCAAAGATATGATGGTAAGATATCTGATAATGTTGAAGAAATTCTTAAGAGAGCTCTTACTAAAGATGTAGGTATAAAGACTAAGAAGAAATTGGATGTGGATAAGACTTTGTATAGTTATAATTTCATAGGTAATGAGAGGAAACCTTTTAATGTTTGTACTTGGTTAGCATCTAAATCTGTTCCTGAGGAAGCAGGTAAGCCAGGAGGGACTGCAGGTTATCTTTTCTTTGAAACTTATGATGCATTTAAATTTAAATCTATTGATGTATTGTTTGATGTGAAAAAGAATAGACCTAAAGGTAATTATATTTTTACTAATACAGCAGACAATCCTAAGAGTGGAGAGTATGAAGGTAAGATATTAGATTATAGTATTGAAAGAGATATGAATCTTCAAAGTAATTTGTCTGTAGGTTTGTATGCTAATAAAACTATGTTCTTTGATTTTTATGCAATGAATTATAAAGTAAGAGACTTTAGTGTTGATGAATCTGGACCACCAGAAGAAGATAAAGGAGCAGGTAGTAAGGATAAGATTGTAACAGGAGGAACTGATGATATAGATGCTGTTGCTGATGAATTTAGAATACCAATTTCTAGAATAATGAATAAGGTTCTTGACGTAGGAACTCTTCCTTCTGGTAAGGATATAGATGAGCAGTTAGAAAAATGGAAGGATAGTCCCTTTGATCCTACTTACGATGCTACTAAAATTATGGTACAATCGATTATGAGATACAATCAATTGTTCTCAATTAAAATAAATATGACTATAGCAGGAAATTTTAAACTTCGTGCTGGTGACTTACTTTACTGTGAGTTTCCTGAATTAACCGCTGATCCTAACACAGATGTTAATCAGAAAAGTGGAGGTATATATATGATATCCAGTCTATGTCACAATCTCACACCAAGAGACACTTATACTAGTTTAACTCTTGTCAGAGATACTTTTGGAAGAAAACCTTTCAGCTCTTCTAATGAGACTGGAAGGGGTTCTCAATCAGAAGACGTTCTATTCTATTAACTATGACAACCAAAACTCCAGACCACGATTTAAACCATGAAGTTTACATTGATCCAAAGGATCATAAAGAACATGTTAATCATGGTATGATTGAATATAGTGAGGCAGATTTAGAGATGCATAATGATGCATTCCATGCTCATGAAGAGAATGAAGAAAATCCTGGTGGTGCTAAGATAAATGATTGGCATACTAGACATGAGGATCAGCACCTAGAAGTTTATTGTGACAATCATCCAGACTCATTAGAGTGTAGAGTATATGACGACTAATGCTTGAACAAGGACTTGTAAAAAGACATTTCTTAGGAAGAGATGGATTCATCTGGTGGATTGGTCAGGTAGTAGACCAGACTCAATGGGCAGGTAATTTTCCAGAAGCTCCTACTAGAACCACAGATGATCAGAAGGGTTTTGACTTTAGATATAAAGTTAGGATCATGGGGTATCATACTGCATGTCCTACTGAACTTCCCGATGAAGATCTTCCTTGGGCTTCAGTAATGCTTCCAGTTACTGCTGGAACATCTGGAGGAGCAGTTAGTACGCCTAATTTGAGGCAAGGTAATTTTGTTTATGGTTTCTTTATTGATGGAGAGGATGCACAACAACCTGTAATCATGGGGGTGATTGGATATAATCAATACACTTCTATCCTAAAAGATATTCCAGAGAAAGAAAAATGTGATATTTTTAAACCTTTTAGTGGTTATACTGTAGATGATACTGTACCTAAAATGTCTTTGGGTACAGAGAAAGAAGAAGGAATAGGAGAAGAAAATGGTGCTGGTGCTCCAAAGGAGGGAACATCTAATAAGAATGGAATTTTAGAATCTTCTACTTCTACGCAGGGAAGAGATGATGGAGCTAGTTTAGAACAGAAGAAAGCTGAGGGTAAAGAAAGAGTAATAAGTTCTACTAACAAATGTAAGCCTGCTCCTATAGGACCTATACAAACTAATATTAGAAATTTTCTTGCAGATGTGGAGGAGGTGAAAAAGAGTGTAACAGATTGGGAAACAACAGTATCTACTACTGTTGATGATGTGGAAACCGAAATTGCTAAGCTTAAAGCTAATGTTATTATGGATATTTCAGGGCATGTTAAGTTGATTCTTACTGAAGTTGAAAAGAATGTTGTTCAAAAGGTTAATGATTCTGCAAGTGAGACTTATGGAGAGTTATTCCCTACAGAATTACCTCAGGTAAAGGAAGAGATGATGAAAATTAATGATGAATTGGCATGTCTTTTTAAAAATATAATGAAAAATCTTACTAGTATGATAGGAGGATTTTTAGATCAAATAATGGATAGGTTTGTTACTACACCTTTATGTGCTGTTGAGAATTTTTTAGGGTCATTACTTGGAAAGATTTCAGGCATAGTAGATTCAGCTTTAGGTGCAATATTGCAACCTTTAAAATCTTTACTTGCTGGAATGGGTGCTGCTACTGATGCTTTGGATGATGTAATGGGGTTTGCTAGTGATGCTCTTTCATTACTTACTTGTGATGTAGATCCTAATTGTTCTCAAACAGAGACGTGGAATCCACTTGATGGAGCTAAGCCTGGTGCTACTTTAGATTTGGATAGTATTTTTAGTAAAGCAAAGTTTGCAGGAGAGGCAATTAAAGGTTCTCTTGAGGGTGTTGCTGATATTGGTTCTGCTATTTCTAATATAGCAGAGAGTGCTGATTTTTCTGATGTCTTTCAAGATACATGTAATGTTGGACCAGTATTTTGTGGACCTCCTATTGTAGAATTTATAGGGGGTGGTGGATCAGGTGCTACAGGTAATGTTATAGTTAGTTCTATTAGTACTATTTTAGGAGTGGATGTTATTACTCCTGGAGGAGGGTATATAGGACCACCTAGAGTTAGATTTATAGATACATGTGATAAGGGACGTGGAGCTAATGCTAGAGCAATAATATCAGGGGGTCAGGTGGTTCAAGTAGTAATGGATGATAGTGGAACAGGTTATCTTCCTGCTCCAGATGGAAGTCAGGGAGGAGATGGAAGAACATGGGCAAATCCTGATGACACTGTTGTGCTAAGAGATGATGATACTTATGATTATCCTCCTTATAAACCAGGAACAGTTGTTCCTCTTAACCCAGGAGATACATACATTCCTCCAGGAGGAAGTCCTGTTACTGTTACAGAACCAGAAACTATTACCACTCAACCTAGAATTGATGATACCACTAGAGGAAAAGATCCTTCAACTGATACAGGAAAATATCCAGTGGTTCTTGAGATAGAGGGTATTAATATTATTGAACCTGGATTTGGATATGATTGTTCTAAAGATAAAGTAGTGATTGAACCTGCTAATGGAGCACAGGTATCTATTAAATGTGATCCTGTAGGTTCTATCATTGGGGCAACTGTAGATAATGGTGGGGTTGGATTTACTGAAGACCTTAGGATTTACATTAAGAGTGAAACAGGTTATAATGCTAAGTTGATGCCTGTCTTTAAGGTAAATAGAATAGGAAAGGATACATCTCCTGAATTAATTTCAGCAGGTGGAACTATTCAAGTAGTAGATTGTGTAGGTAAATTTTAATGTCTAAAAAAGAAAATAAACATCCTTATATTATAGGAACTGAGCATGGCAATTTAAGTTTCGGTAAAGTTAATACCCAAACCAATGAGATTTCTGCTTGTATGCTACAGAATGGTCCTGATGGTGGGCGACATTATATTAAGATGGAAGAGACTGGTAATAAGGAAGAGGGTACTAAAGGATCTACTAAAATATTTTGTCCAGGAGCTCTTACTGCTATAGCAGGTAAAGATATTGTTAATTATGGTGAAGGAGATGATACACCTAGAGATATTCCTGCTATATTTTATCAAGCAGAGAATGGAGATATTATATTATCAGCACCTCATGGTAAGATTAAATTGGATGCAGAAGCTATTGAACTTATTGGACATGGATCAGATAATAGAAAGGGGATCATCTCCTTGACTTCTGATGAAAAAGTAATAATAGATTCTCAAATTGTAGATATACAATCTAAAGTTTCTACTAAAATATTTTCAGAAAAAACTGTAGATATGATTGGCAGGGGTCTGTTAAATATCTATGGTGGTCTTTGTGATTTTGCAGACAGATCCACTAAAAATTTACCATCTAAAACAGGTGGTGAAGAATTATCTAGTAATGAGGGTATTAATCGATGAAATTTGGTAACATTTTTGTAGGAAAAAGATTGTTTGTTGGTTATGGTAAACCAGAAGCACTTGGTAAAGGGGAGGAAGAGATAAGAGGCTCTGCTTATGTTGAAGGTCCTTTGCAAGTAGGAGCTGATGCTCAATACGAAAGTGTTGAAGCTACAGTAATGATTGGTGAAGAATATAATCCTGATACTCAGGAACCTCCTGATTTATCTTTAAAAGTTAAAGGTAACGTACATATTGAAGGTGATGGTAAGACTGGAGAAACTTTTAAAATTAATAGTGAAGCAGGTAATGCTGTTGATATTAATGATGGAACTGTCTGGATAGATGACTCTGGTGAGGCAATGTTTGCTGTAGGAACTGATGGGCAAACTATGTCAGCTAGATTTAGTACTGCTGATGGTAAACCAAAACCTTTTGATATAAAACACCCATCTAAAGAAGGATGGAGATTAAGATATGCTTGTATTGAGGGTCCAGAAGTTGGAGTATATTATAGAGGAAGGGTAAGAAATAGGCATAATGTAATTGATTTACCTTCTTATTGGAAAGATTTGGTTAATGTTGATAGTATTTCAGTTCAACTTACTCCTATAGGTGCTCATCAAAGTGTTATAGTAAAGAGATGGGATGAGGATAGAATATATTTACAAGCTCAAGGTGGTATGCCTGTTGATTGTTTCTTTCATGTATACGCAGAAAGAAAAGATATTAATCCACTTATAACTGAGTATGAGGGAGAGACTTGGAAAGATTATCCTGATCCAAATTTTAATCCTGAGAAAGTAAGTTATAAAGATAGGACATATACTGATCCTGCTTTCTCAGGACCACCTAATACTAAAACCATGTGAAAAAATTAATTTATGTTGAGGAGAATTTTATATCTCCTAGTGAATGTCAAGAACTTATAGACATTTCTAAATCTAATAAGGAAGAGATTCCTTATGGTGATGAAAGTAGAGGTGGCAATACTTATTTGACGACTCTTGATGGGATATATTTTGAATCTCAAGAGAATAATGTTGTTGATAAAGTAACAAATTTATGTAAGACTTTTGATGATAGAGTCCTCATAGATTATGCTGCTGTTGTTAGATGGCCAGTAGGTACTTTTATGAAACCTCATATTGATCCCTCAAGACCAGGACAAGAACCTGATTTAATGGCAGCAGTTCTTTATTTAAATGATGATTTTGCAGGAGGATGTACTAGGTTCGATGACTATGAAATTAAACCTGAAACTGGTAAGTTATTAGTCTTTTCTAATTCAATCTATAAACATCATGTTAGTAAGATTGAAGGTGCAGAAAGATTTGCTCTTAGTATTTGGTATAATCAATGAAAAAGAAGTTAATGTATATTGAGGAGGAGTTTTTGAGTCCTTCTTTATGTCAACCATTCATTGATCTTCATGAAGAGAATGATTCATTTCTTGAAACTGTAACTCATTCAAATTCGGGTGAGAGTTTGAGTTATTCTCCTGAGATACCAGAACCAGATGGTGATTATGGTGCAATTTATTTGGGTGGAGATGTACGTCCTGTTGATATTAAATTAACAAAGGATCAACTTTTTAGAAGTGTTATTAATAAGGTAACTAAACTTTGTAAGTCATTTAATAATGATATACAATTAGATTATTGTGGTGTTATAAGATGGCCTAAGGGTACTTTTATGAAACCACATTATGATAAATCTGAAATGTTTAGTCCCAATGTACTTGCTGCTTTTTTATATTTGAATGATAATTATGTTGGTGGTCATACGCAATTTGATACATTAGATGAGAAGGTATGGTTTGATGTTAAACCAAAAACTGGTAAGTTATTGATCTTCTCAAATCGAGAGTACCTTCATCATGTTAGTGAGGTGGAGTCAGGAACTAGATATATATTATCTTTTTGGTTTAATGCCCACTTGACTATCTTATAAGATTGTGGTATAATTAATTATTATTGCTGGAAGTCTAATGAGTGACGACCTATTATCTAAGTGTGTCATAGACACCAGTAAAAGGACAGTGTATTTGTATTCAGATGGTGGAGATAAGAAGACTGTTAAATGTGATACAGTTGATGAGTTTATGAACGTGCTTAACTTTGTGCGTGATATGGTTGAGGAAGAGAGGGTATTTTATTCAGACCCTCTCTGAGGGAAATTCAACTTTTTATTCCAAAATCGGGGGGAAAAAATCTCCAGGTATTTTTTGCCCTATTAGTTTTTTTCGGATTCTCTTTCTTGCTCTAATTCACGCTTGAGTTCATCCTTCATTGCTTTACGTGCACGTATTGCTTGCTTTCTTTCTTCTTCTTGATCTCTCATTTTTTGTTGTCTTTTCTTTTCCTTCTCCATATTGCCAGATACTATTTCACGGTATGATATTGCTTTTTTCTTACGATCCTCTATTTGCTTTTGTTGCTTAGATTTGAGTTCTTTCCTTCTTTGCTCTAAGTCTTCTTTTAAGTTAGAATATGATTTCATTTTATGGGCATTTTTTAAATATTTAGTTGAATATATATGTGATGATAAATAATCTTAACGGATAACGAATTAGTAAAAATGGGTCTTTCCAGATTAGATAATTTCCTTAAATCAGTTC